CCGTGTGGCAGAAGACAAAGCCGAGATTGATCGGTTAAACGCCGAGGCCCGTGCCAAGGAAGCAGAATTAGCCAAAACTCTCAAAGATAAAACAGCAGCACTCCGAAAGGCCGCAAATGCTATCTCTCAAAAGCAAGCTAGTATTAACAAGCGCATTGACTCTGGCGAGCTGCGCTTCCCCTCCTCCTGTGGTGTATCAGCCAGTTCAGATGCCGGAGCTGCCGGAGGAAATACAACCAATGAGTCCGACACTGAGCGACAGGCTATTAAAGATATTGCAGCCATCGCAGCAGAAGGGGACCTTGCCATCACAAGACTCAACGCCTGCATCGACACCTACAACACCACAAAATCAGCAGTAAATGCGGGGGTCAAATGATTGATGCCCAGCAACTCCATAGGTTAGGCATCGGCCCTGAGTGGGTAGATGCTTTAAACGCCACTTTTAACAAGTTTGGTATTGATGACGTTCGTAAGCAGGCGGCATTTATCGGCCAATGTTCTCATGAATCCGGCCACTTTAAGAAGTTAGAAGAGAATCTCAACTACTCGGCTGACACCCTAAACCGTTTATTTGGGCACAAATTCAAGCTGGGTGAGATTGAACAGTATGCACACCAGCCGCAGCGTATTGCCAACAGGATCTACGCTAATCGTATGGGAAACCGAGATGAGGCATCTGGGGATGGGTGGCTATACCACGGGCGAGGAATTGTCCAGCTGACCGGCCATGACAACTTCTGGCATTTTGGACAGTCTGTTGGAATGGACTTTGTACATAACCCAGCTCCTGTATCTCAACCAATGTATGCAGCCATGAGCGGTGGCTGGTTCTGGGCTACGCACGGCTGTAATCCGCTGGCAGAGGTTGAAAATTGGGAGGGGCTGACAAGACGCATCAACGGTGGCACAATTGGCCTGAACGAACGCATTGCTTTAACTAAGCAGGCATTGGACATATTAAGCTAACTATGCCACTCATCAAGCTCAAGTTTCAGCCGGGGATTAATAAAGAAACCACTGCATTGGCTGATAAGCAGACTTGGTTTGCTGGGAATAACGTTCGCTTTCGTACTGGAAATGCTGAAAAAATAGGTGGCTGGGTTCTGGATACGGGTTCCAATGCCTCGGCTCTTAAGCAGTCTGACGGCCAGTTCTGGGGTATTGCCCGTTCATTATTCAACTGGGTTTCTATTGTTGGCGTTAAGTTGCTGGGTATGGGTACTAGCTCTAAGTACTACATCCAAGGCGGCAACGGCGGTAACTTTAATGACGTAACCCCCTTGCGTTTGGGATATTCTGCCGTTGCTTGTACGTTTACAGCGACTAGCGGATCACCCTCAATTAAAGTAACCACAGGGTCTACATCTAACTTGGCGCTTCCCGGCGCTTTTGTTACGTTTACGGGTGCAGTATCTTTAGGTGGCAACATCACTGCCACGGTTCTGAATGCTGAGTTTCAGATCCAGACTGTTATTAATAACACTCAATTCACAATCACTGCTGGCGTAAATGCCAACAGCAGCGACTCTGGTAACGGGGGTTCAGGTGCGACAGCGGCTTTTCAAATTAACCCAAATGGTTATGTTTACCAACCTCCTGTGGGCTGGAGTGCTGGCGGCTGGGGTGGTATTAACACAACAGGCAGTACTAGCGCTGCTTTTACTGGTGTTATAAGTGGTCTGACGCTAACCGCATCTTCAGTTGCCGGAAAGATTGCCGTTGGTCAAACCGTTCAGGGAACTGGTGTAGCGGCTGGCACTACGATTGCAGCGCAACTATCAGGCACTACGGGTGGCGCTGGGACTTATTCTGTAAGCGTATCTCAGACTGTTGGTTCTGAGGCGATGACTTCAACGTCCTCAACGACTTGGGGATATTCAGTTGCCTCTTCAGTAACTACTTCTAGCATCCAGCTTTGGAGTCAGTCTAACTACGGCGAGAACTTGGTGTTCAACCAACGTGGCGGTCCGCTTTACTACTGGGTGTTGGACGACAATAATCCTGCTACGTTTTACCGTGCCCAACAGCTTTCGCCCTCTAATACAAATACGCAAGTGGGTAATAACGGCATATCTACTACGTATTGGTATACAGATACAGGTACATCTGCTTGCCCAACGATTGCTAACTTTGTGCTGGTTTCAGACCAATCTCGTTTTGTGATTGCTTATGGAACGGACAATCTGGGAAATGGCGTCCAAGATCCGATGCTTATTTCGTGGTCTGACCAGCAAAACATTACGACTTGGTATCCCGCTGCCACTAACCAAGCGGGTAACTACCGCCTGAGTACAGGCTCACAGATCATTACTGCCATCCAGATGACCCAGCAGATTCTGGTGTTCACGGATACGGCTATTTATTCTCAGCAGTATCTTGGCCCACCATACGTTTGGGGCTTCCAGATCATGGGGTCGAACATTTCGATCCTTTCTCAAAACTGCGTGGCCGTTGCCAATAACACCGCCTTCTGGATGGGGACTGATAAGTTCTACATGTACAACGGTGCTGTGCAAACGCTGCCTAGCGCCATGCGGCAGTATGTTTTTGAGAACATTAATCTGACTCAATCTGCTCAATTCTTTGCTGGTTTGAATGAAGGCTTTAGTGAGATTTGGTGGTTCTATTGCTCGGCTGCTTCTAATACGATTGACAGCTACGTTATATACAACTACTTAGATGGTTCTTGGGCGTATGGGAATACGGCTGGTAATGCGGCAGGTAGTTCGTCAGGATATGTAGCAGCCCGTACAGCTTGGGCATACAGTCCTCTGCGTGGCGGTCCTATGTCCACAGGCTACTCGCCTTCTGCGTCAAACGGCACATTGATTTATCAAGAGCAAGGAGTGGACGATGGAACAACTACCCCTGCAACCGCAATCCAATCCTATATCCAATCTGGAGATTTTGATATTGGTGATGGGGATCGCTATGGTTTTGCTTGGCGTATGGTTCCTGATGTATCCTTTGATGGGTCGAATGTGGCAAATCCTTCTTGCTACATGACGTTGTGGCCCCGTCAGAATCCGGGTAACGCTTACACGATCCAAGTGCCAGCGCCAACAATTACCAGCACACAGACCTACTCAAGCACTACGCCGTTCTATGGGACGCAACAATTTACTCCCCAGATCAATATCCGAGTGCGTGGCCGTCAAATGGCTATGGTGGTGGGATCTAATACGCTGGGAACCCAGTGGCAGGTAGGCATCCCGAGAATTGATGTACGGACAGATGGACGGAGAGCGTAATGGCAAATACCAACGTAGTAGCGCCACGGCTACTCCCGGCTCCACAAGAATATGATCCTGTATGGATGAATAATCTGATGCAGCTATTGCGGATCTACTTCAATCAATTGGATAATAACGGTCCGCTGACGGCTTCTTCTACGAATGTAGGCGCTACAAATGTAGTTTCTGGATTGGCGTTTATTGCGCCTGATCCCGCACATCCAAATAAGTTTGTGATTAGCTTGCCAACACAAGCGGATTTGTCTAATCTACGTAGTGGATCAATTTATTACGATACGTCTGCAAGCAACGTGTTGAAAATAAAACCTTAAATGTTGAACCTGAATTAAGTGAGGCAAAAATGAGCCTAGAAAAAATTGCAAAACATCTTGAGCAGCATGGCCGTGGTGACGATACCCATCTGGTCCACATGACCACTGGCGAGCTGGGTGCTTTGCAAAAGCTGGCTCAACAGCATGGCGGCTCACTCACTCTCAATCCTCACACTGGTTTACCAGAAGCTGGCTTCCTTAGCCATCTGCTGCCGATGATCGCTGGCGTTGGCTTGGATCTTATTTCTGGCGGTGCTTTGACACCATTGACCACTGGCCTGATCGTTGGCGCTGGTGATGCTGCTATCACTGGTAGCTTGAAGAACGGCCTGATGGCTGGCCTTGGCGCATGGAGCGGCGCTAATTTGGCAGGCGGTTTGGTGTCTACTGGCGCTGCTGATATTACTCAGCAGGCTGGCGAAGAAGCGGCCAAGCAATATGCAACTGCATCTCAACAGGCTCTCAGTACGCCTGAATTAGATGTTACTGAACAACTGCCTCTTCAGCAGCAAATTGCTACTCAGCAGATTTCAAATATGTCTAATCTGACACCTGATCAGATTTCTGCTTATAAAGATGCAGTAGCCCAAAGCTCAGATCCATCAAGTCTTGTGCGTTCAGCTGGCGCTGCAAATGCAGGGTTGGGTGCAACACCCACACAGATGGCTCAAGCTGGCCTTAGTAACGCCACGGGTTCACTAAGTGGTGCAAAAGACTTTGCTATGGCTAATCCAACAGCCACGGCTGCACTGGGCTTGACGGCTTTGAGTGGTCTGGCACAACAGCCTACTGTTCCCGGAGTGAAGCAACAGGTCAATCCTTTTGGACTGAAAACCCTGTCGCCTAACTTTAATGGACAGCCTGTTAGACCACCTACCCCTTATGTGCCACAGTATGTGAACTACGCACAGAATCCATACAACGCAGCGACTGGTGCAGCTCATGGCGGCGTAATGCACATGGCTAGTGGTGGTGACGATATTTCTGAAATGATGCAAGGTTTAGCAGCGATTACCAAGCGTCAGAATGTCCCAAATGCTCCTCTCTCAAGTGAGAGAGATGCGATTTATCGTGACTCAGATTCATCCACACAAAACTTGGATGCTTACAACACCGCTTTGAAACGTCTGAAGACTGCTCAAGCCAATGCTCATATGCCTACCAAATCTGGTTTGGCAGCGGTCAATGCTTTGGGTGCGCTTAACATGGCTCCTCATGCAGCAGCTGCTCAACAGGCGGCAGC